ATGAGGTCAGTGCGCCCTTAAAAATAAGGTTGCCCGCGCCTGCGGAGTCTGTGCCGATGCCAAAGTTTGTCGCCGTCGCACTGCCCGCCGTGCATTGTCCAAATTGAACAAGGGCGGTGTTGCTGATCGTCGAGGTTGTCAACGTCCAACCGCCTGCCGTGCGATTCACGGCCACGCGAGCGTAACCTGTGTAACTGATTTCGTTCGTTGACTGATTGCCCGCTTCGCCCGGATCGGCAGAGTGCAGGCTAATATAAAATGAACCCGCCGTAGCAGAGTTCTGCAAGCCCGCCGCATCACCGATATTTGCCCAGTCGATGTTCAAGAACAGCAAGTTCAGAAGATTTGCCTCTGCGGCATTGGTCATGCTCATAACATTAAATTCCTGTCAGTGTTTGGATTAGCCCGTAGGTTAAAGTAGTCTTGTTTGTCCATGCTGAAGAGTATGTTGTAACCCCACCATTGTTTGATACGTTTGCATAACGCATCTCCCCAGTAGAAGAGTTAAACCGCTGTATCAACCAAGTTCCATCAGTTTTAGCCTTCCCGATATACATTGGAGTACCTTCCAAAAGATCGTTCAGGGCGTAAGCGTCAAGAACCCCACCACCGCCTCCACCTCCGCCACTACCAGTAGTAGGGAGGGGGTTTGTACTAGTTATAGGATTCCCGATTTCGTCAAGTAACGAAGTACGGAAATCAACTATGCCAGTCATTACAAGCCCTCGATCAGAGCCTTGTGTTTGGCGATAATCTCGTTTTTGGTCTTAACAGCAATTTCTTTAGCGACTTCTGCGTCTGCCAAAGCCTGCGACAACTTGGAGTTTTTCTCCTCAAGAATAGCCGTCAACTTGCCAAGTTCCGCCTCACGTGCATCAAGTGCAGCAGCACGATCCGTAGACTTTTTAGCCAGATCGTTGGCCTTCTTGGTAGCCGCCTTGGCTTCGCCTGAAACTTTGTCCGCCGCTTCTTTGGCAGCAGCAACTATCGCAGCAGCCTCGGTCTGAGCGTTCTTGAGGGCTTCAGCAGCCGCCTTCTCCGCTTCCTCTGCCTTGGCACGAGCCGCTTTATTTAAAGCGTCGGTCTGTTCATGCAACTTACCGGCTTCATCCCGCAAACGAGTAATCTCGCTGACTTTACCGGCCAGTTCGACATACTCCTTGTTCTTGTCGATAAGCGCCTGAAGTTCTTTAATCCGTTTGACAAAAGCGTCCGGATTGGAGACAAGCGCCATAATTTCAAACGATTGGTTGCTATTCGCAATTGCAGCGCCAGTAATATCGCGTGCAATACTCACGACAAGCCTCCACCACCCGCTTGGATGATCGTCAGGAACGCTTCGCCAGCACCCGTGTTACCCACAATACGAATCCCAGTGACGGGATAGGCAATGTTGGAATCGGTGCTGATGCTCAGCGAGTTCAGGGTCGGGTGGTTCGTCCAGTTGCCCGAAGAGGGGACATAGCCGGGGGCAAACACATCGTCAAACGTGTACTGCACGGTACAGTTGATCGTACCGCTTACCCGTACCCCCAAAGCCACGTTCATCGGGGAGATGTAGTGGTCAGGAGTGTAGACGTTGGACGACTGACCTCCCCTGACCCTCAGTACTGATGGTCTCATGGGGTACTCCTAAATTAGGCGGCAGTGGTGATATTGGTCCAAGTAGTTGCACCGTCCGTATTGATATAAGCACGGTTGTTAGTGGTCGTGCCATCCGTACGAAGGTACAGCGAACCCTTTGCCGCCGAGACTGACGGAGCGCCTGAGCCGACATAGATGCCGACACTCGACGTAGTAGCCAGCAGCATGGCCGCGCCACCCGCCGTAACCGTTGCGCTAGGGTTGATAAGGAAGCCGTTCTGAGAGGCTACCGGGCCAGAAAACGTAGTACGAGCCATTTCAAATACCTCACATGCGAGTTGCGCCTGCCAGTCTGCATGTCGTCAGTCGGGGCTGTCTGGCAAGCAATTTTTTCCCGATACCTCTGTATACGCTGGTGGATTGGGGGTGTCAACAAGTTGGTTTGATTTTCTCAGATTCTCTTCCTGCGTAATAACCCGCAGGTTCCAAGGTACATGTAGCCCGCACACAAGTTCAGATCGAAGTGGAACGATATGGTCTACAACGTACTGCTCTCCGGTCGTTTTCGTCATAGTTATCGCTATTTGGTACAACTGACGAATTTCGCTTTTTTGCTTCCTAGATAACCAACGTGGGGTCGCCTGTCTATGTTTACGCCGTCTAGCCTTGGTATCTGCACGGATCTGTAGCAAGTTGTTGCGTTTCCATGCGTTTCGGTACTCGCGTAAAACTGCTTTGGGGCGCGTAGCCGCTGCCTGAATTACTTTTTCACGGTTGGCAACGTACCAGTCATTTTTTCTGTCTTTAACATCCCTTCGTTTGTTGTACTGCTGAAAATATTCGGCACGGGCAATGTTGCCCTTTTCCCACTCAATCTTTAGGCACTCCACACAAGCCCCCTTGGTTTTGCGTGGGGCGATATGCCCGTGCTTGCACGGCTCCCCTGTGAAGTAGTACTTGGCACCTTTGGCTTTAGCCTCGGCGCGGGATTTAGGTAGCGTTGTAGTGTCCATCGTCTACTCCGTAACTTAGTTACAGGTAACGATATCAGGCTTGAATGTATAATGCAAAGACAAAAAAGAAGGGGGCCGAAGCCCCCCTCCCAAGCAGCAAGTGCTTGATTTATCAGGATGAACCGGGCGAACCGAACATACCCAACGGATCGCTCCAGCCGAAACTGTAGCGCTCGCGGCTCTTATAACGAACGTTTCCAGTGTCGAAATCACCATCCATGGAGTTCTGGAGCGGCGTACGGACAAAGTGCTTCATGCCGTTCGGAACGTCGGTCGTAAGGAACCAAGCGTTCGTGTCCGTCAGGAAGTGATTGACCGTGTAACCTTCCGAAATCGACCCCATTGCCTTGAGAGCGTTGATGTCGTTATCGGCAGTTGCCACTCGCAGTTCCGTATCGAGGATGCGCTTCGCAGTGAACATCAACGCCGGGGGCACGATGAGTTTGCGAGGCTTCGCCGCGATAAGGAGACCACGCTCGTCGGTCCAGCCAGCGATCTGAATCACCGCAGCCTCAAGCGAAGTTTCGTTGAGGTCCGAGGCAGTCAGACGGTTGCTGTTGGTGCCGCCGTTGACCAGAGGATGTGAGGCCGAGAACAGCGGCTGACCATCACCGCCCGGATAGGCAGCGGAGAAGCCGTTGTTAAGGGTTGACACAGCCTTGACCTGCTTCGTGTACGCCATAGCACGAGCGAGCGCCTTCGTATAACGCTTGCTGAGCGAGTCGTACAGGTTGTCCTCAACCGCCTCTTCCGTGATGGAGAAGCCGAGAGCAATGGTCTCGTGGTTGTAACGAGCCGTCCAAGCTTCCTGCGCGTTATCGTACGCAATGGCTTGACCCTCGGCCTTAACCGGGGCAGCAGAGAACCCGCTCAGCTTCGTCTCTTCTTCAAAGGAACGCTCGGAGGTCTCAGTATCGTAGATCTCCTTATGCTCCTCACCATAGGTTTTGTACTCAAGACCGAACAGGGCGTTAAGACCCGGAAGCAGTTCCTTGAGCAGTTGTGCACGTGAAATAGCCATTTTTTACTGCTCCTATTAGGCCGTTACGCTGCTGTAATAACCGTGGGTGAGGACATTGATCTTGACCAACACTTCCGGATACACAGTGAACACGACAGTTGACGACGACGGAATCGAGGTGACACTACCCGGAACCGCAATGGCAGCGTTCAGATTGAGCGAAGTGCTTCCCGCCGAGTATGCCGCGACAAGGAAAGAACCCGTCTCAATGACCTGACCATTCGACGCCAAGTAGCCCACGCTCGTACCAACCGGCAGCGCATCCGGCGCACCCGAACCCGTGAGAGTCAGAGTGATACCGTTCGACGAACCGCTACCCGAGAGGCTGTACGCCGTGTCCTCAACCACGCCCACGCAACGAACCGGGAGGATCGTCGAAACCGGGGTAGCAGTCGGGGCAAGGATCGCGTTAGCCGAGTTGCCAGTAGCAGTCGAGCCAGTGTTGTTGATGCACGACAGGTTGGTACCAACCATCGCCTTCGCACCAGACGCCAGCGTCGTGCCCGACGAGCAGACCACCGCCTTGAAAACGGTATCCGGATCGTCAACCACATAAGCCACCGCATCACCAGCCTGCGTCGAAGCGGGCCAGTACTGCGAGAACTGCTTCTGCTTGGTCAGCGGGTTCGTAAACGAACAGCCAACAAAAACGCCCGTAACCACGTTCGAACCGGTGGCAGCACCGACCGAAGCGCGGGTCACAAAGCCACGAGAAACTACGACGAAATCACCACTGAAGATGTCCGTAGCGTAGCCGTACTGAATCGGGTACATACGGGTCGAACCCGCAAATACCTGACCACCGATCAGATTGATCGGTTCCAGCCCGTACGGGGCTGAAACGGTAGGATAAGGCATTTTAAACTCCTAAATTGATTATTTACCCTTACCGAACGAGACCGTAGATTTCCGCTCATTGAAGAGGGGCATACGTTCATCGTTCAGCCTCATGAAGTTATTGTCCACAGACTGAACCTGAGCCTTTGCTTGCTGGGCGTAATATTCATCACGCTGCTTCATCAGTTCTTCAGGCGCCTTGCACAACAACAGTCCACCGATCTCGATATTCCCTTTAAATTTGGAATTCTGATCGGCATGGTGCATCAACTCCGGATGATCTTCAGCCTTCACAGGCTCCCAACCTTCACGGAATTTTGCGGAGGTATTTGATGGGTCAGCAGTACCCATAATACTGGTCCGGATATATCGAAAGACCCAGCCCGGCTGCGGATTTGGTGCCGGAAGCGTCTGAGGCGGGGTCCAAGTTTTAGTGCGCTGCGCGGATTCCCGATTTTCGAGTTCACGTGCGAGTCTGTTGTCAGCCATTTTAGTTACTCTCCAGTTTCATAAGTTCACGGGCATACTGCTCATTACTCAATCCCAGCTTTTTGGCTAGGGCGACTTGAGTCGGCGTCAGACGAATCTGACGTGGCGCGGTAGATCGCGTGACAGGTGCAACCACATTGGCTGGCTTGTTGCGAGTTGGCTTTTCAGCTTCCCTCGTTTGAGTCCGCTCTTCCTCAGCACTTTCAAATGCCTCCGGAAATCGCTTCTTCATAGTCGCGTTAACTCGGTCGTAGTATTCGTCGCTACGCGGATCGACTCCAGACCGGACCAGTTTTTCGTGCAGTCCCAATGCGAGGGCGGTCATCTCCTCGTCTGCCCCAAACCACGGATTTTTCTGCTTCCACGCTTCGGCTTTTGGGTCCAGAGCGGGTTGCGGAGCCGGGGAGGCTTGATACTGTTGTGATTGTTGTACTACTGATTCCTCTTCTTGTAAAGAGGGGCGAAAATTCTCGTATTGCTTAATTTTAAACTTGGCTTCAGTCAAAGCTTCTTGGGCTTCGGTAATACGTTCGGCATCCCCTGCCTCATAAGCCTGCTTCAGACGCTCCTTGGCAACGGCCAGATCATTGGTCGCCGCTTTGGTGACTTCCTGTACATAGGCTCGCTCCCCATTACCGAGGCGCTGCTTTAACTGACGAATCTCCTGCTCACGCATCTGGGCAAACCGGAGGGCTTCTTCCTTCTCCCGGTAAGCAGACTCTTTAGCCCGGCGCTCGTCGTGCCAGACCTTCTTCATCTGGGAAAGCCGCTTCTTGACCTTTTCGGAGTACTCCTCAAGGTCGTCCTTCTCCAACTCCTCGACTACCTCTTTAGGCAGCGGGACGCGGCCACGGTCTTGCGGAGGGGTATCGTCTTCGATCTTGACCTCAAAATCGGGTTCAGGAGCCGCTTTAACTTCGGCCTCCTGCTCGTCAGGGAACTTAAATTCAGTCTGTTCTGCCATGATTTACTCCTTATGCGCGACGGATTCCACGGGGGTCTTGCACCACCGCTTCCACCGAGTCGTCGTTGATGATGCGGAATTCCCTGCCGTGGATGACCACGCGGGTGCCGGTATACGGTCGAGTGAGTACAAAATCGCCTTCCTTGCACCACGGGCCAGTGGGGAAGCGATCCTTATCCTTGTAACAAAGGTCACCCATTTTGATGACGAAGAGGACCACAGTGGTCTGCTCCTCGACTCGCTTGGTGTCTTCTGCTTTGACAAGGCCACTCTCATATTCCTCATCCACATGCGGGACCGCGCACAGGATTCGATAGCCTTTCGGCTCTGGCAGGAGTTTGGCTTTAGCGGCCTCTTCCTGAGTCTTCTCAATGTCGATGTTGCTCATTCTTGCTCCAATCGTTTTGCAAGGTCTTTGATGTAACTTGCTGCGAGGTCAAGACCCTGTAACGCCCCGCAAAGCCTCTTGTACTCACCTTCATCAAGTTTTCCCTGAATCAGGCTTTCCACGATCAGTGTGCGCTCCTCCTTGAGTTTTTCCTCAAGGTACTCAAGAGCGTTGGTGTAAGACATTTACTCCTCCTTAGTAGGTTTCTCCGATTTCGTTTGTGCGGCCTGTCGCTGCATTTGTGCGGCGTCCTGAGCCTTGCCGATTTCAAGTCCGAGGCGTACTCCCTCCATCTGCTGTTTGGCAGAAAGTGCCGCCTTGTCTTTCTGGATATCCACGCCGAGGCGTGCCGCCTCAAGCTGCTGCCGACCAGAAATCTCGGCTTTGCGAAGCTCCAACTCGTCGGCCTTGGCCGCAGCATCCATGATGTCTTTCTGCTGCTTGCGCTGAACTTCGGCCTGTTGGACTTGGGCTTCCAGTTGCAACTGCTGGGCTTTTGTTTGCGCCTGAAGTTGTTTGATTTGCAGGTCCATCATCTGCATCTGGATGAGTGGGTCCTGTTGCTGTTGTGCGGCCTGCTGCATCTGCATCTCGGCCTTATCCTTCTGGAGAACTCGTGCGGCAGCGGCTGCTGCCAACTGAGACAACTGCGCCTCAAACTCAGGCGGCAAGTCGTACTCTTCCTGATCGTTTTGCGGCAACGGCGGCAACGCCGCGCCCAACTGCTTCTCGATCTCGCGTCGGTACTGGAATGCCACATGCTCCATGATGTGCGCCTGAAGGGCCGCAGTAATCTGCTGCGCCATCGGATTCTGCCCAATCTGCTGGGCAATCTTCGGGTCCTGCCCAAGAGCCATGTGGACGGCGATGTGCGCCTCGTGATCCTGATACATAAACGCCTTGAGGGGCTTACCCGTCATAGCATCCATATTCTCAGTGATGGGGTCACGCGGCTTGGCATCGTCTGCAATCGGGACAATACGTTCTGCGTTCTTCACCCCAAGCGTTTCAATCATCTGCCGATGAAGATACGGCAAGTCATATAGTTGGGGCGCAGTTTGTGAGAGTTGAAGGACTGCCTGATACTGCACCACCTTCTGAGACATGGTGGAGGCGTTGGGGTCAGATACCGGGATGACATCCACGTCATCGTAGTCAGCCTTCTTGGCTTTACGGTCTCCGACTTCCGGCTCGTAACTATATTCTTCCGGGGTGTTGTCGCGGATGATGCCCGCAAGGAGTTTGAACTCCTGCTTCATGGCGTAGTAGACGCGAGCCTGCACCGCCGTCATGACCTTCAGGACTCTTTCGAGGACGGCCAGAGTTGTTCCGACCGGAGCCTGATTCGACATGTCCGAAATCTTCAGATCCGACACAGCGGCAAACCTGCGCCCATCCTCGACGATCTTGTCCATCAGGAGGGATAGAGTCTGGCTCGGCTCCTTGTACGGGAGCGGCAGGATGTTGTCGCGGATCGCACCGCTCGGAATGTCTACGTCTCGGAACTCGCCGGGGGCGATGGGGGTGTCGTCTCCCTTGATACGGAGACCGCGTGATTTGAGACCACCCGGAAGATTGCTAAGAGTTCCTGCATCGACAAGTTGGCGAAGGAGGGAGGTTGCCGCTTTAGAGTGTCCGCCGATAAGGTGTATAAGTCCGAAATAATAAAAGCCAAAGCCGGGGATATACCCGTAATGGACAAAGTGCTGTCGTCGTGCTTTGAGCTTGTCATCTTCTCGCCAATTCCGACGTATCGCCAGAATCGTCCCCGTTCCTTTTTCAATCGTGACTACATACGGTAGTGCAATTCCTGTCTCATTATTATCGTCGTCAACGTCCGGATACCCCGGTAGATCAATATTCGCGTGCATCTCCAGCAACTGAAACCGATCATCCATGCTGGCAGAAAACCCTTGATCCTCCGCCTTCTGCTTCTCTACCTCATCCATGACCCGCATCGGTTCGCCAAGGTCCACATCGCGGTAGAAGCCTGCGTATTGCAGTTTGATCAGTTCATTCTTTGTCTTACGCATCCGGTGCGTAACCCGGTCAGCGGCCTCCAAATTAGACGCGCCATACGGCACGATAATATCTTCAGCAGGGATGTAGACCGCAGTCTGTCGATCAAGGCTCGGGTCGAAGTACACCTTCTTGAACGCATTACCCGCAAGAGCCAGCGAGAGCAGGAGCCGCTCATGCTCCGGACGATACTCCTTCATCACCTCGGTCAACTGATAATTCATGTCATCTGCGACACGAATGGCAGAGTCTTTCTTCTCCGGGGTCTCCTTGCCGATGATCTTGGTCTTGACCGGCCCCATCGCGGGGAAAGTCTCCATAATCGTTTCAGATTGGAACTTGACCGCACTCTCCATCAGAAGTGGGTGGAACACACCACACGCGCCCGGCCACGGCTCAGTACGGTCCTCGTACCGGATACCAAGAATCTTCAGACCTTTAATATAGGTGTCGAGCCAGTCCTTGCGAGAGGCCAAGTCCTGCTCATAGTGGCCGATCAGTTC